ACGAAAACTTTCTTAAAGTAATTACAGCTATAGAAAAGCAAGACAGAGCAGTATCTGCTCTCTATGATTTGAAAGTAGATTTGATAGATTGGACTGATCCTTACGGTGTTATCATCGGGGAACTACTAAAAGAAATCTACGGTGAAGAAGGTTACGACTGGTTCTCTTGGTACTGTTATGAAAGAGACTTTGGGAAAAAAGAAGTAGGGGCCTGGGATAAAAATAAAAATCCAATCTGCTACAGTCACGAATCACTTTGGGAGCATATAGAAAAATTAAAAACCAAATAATTAATATTTATTAATATGCGTTCTATATTATTACTATTTTTACTCCCGTTATCCCTATTCGCCCAACGCGATTCAGTTTATGTTAAAACAGACATTTACGAAGCAGTTTATTCAGAAATCTTACAACAACCTAAACGAGTATGGTATACTGTTTTGTGTCCTACAGGCACTGCCCCTCGTACCGGAATGGATTTTTATACTGCCCCGGGTATTATCACCTCAGATGCTAACGACTATGTTGCTAATGTTTGGGATAAAGGGCATTGTGCCCCGGCAGCCGATTTTAATTGCACTAAGGAAATGTTATATAAAACATTCTCTTATGTAAATTGTGTTTTGCAACACGAAAAATTAAATAGAGGTGTTTGGAGAATACTAGAAATACACGAGCGAGATTTAGCTAAAACAGCAACCGTTAAAGTTGAAATTAGGATGGTTTATTCTCCTCGTTCACAAAAACTACCTACAGGTGCAACTATACCAGATGGTTTTTATAAAACTATTTGGATTGGTGCTAAAAAAGAAGTATATTATTTCCCTAATATTGTACCTACACAAAGCGATTATACAAAATATTTAATTAAATAATTTATGAGCGAAAACTTTCAACCAGATTTGGTTGTACAAGCGGTTATTGACAAATTTGCTAACAGAGCAAAAATGGGAAAAGAAAAATACGGTGTAACTATGGACCGTAATGACTTAGAATTTTGGGATTGGTTAAACCATTTTCAAGAGGAACTAATGGATGGTATCGTGTATGCTGAAAAATTAAAGCAACAAATTAAAAAGTGATATTTATACAATATGAAACACATTACCTCAGAACAGTTTGATTCTTATCTTATCTTTAAAAACCATTTTTATGTTTTTTTCTCCTCAGACACTTGTAGACATTGTGTTACAATTACCCCCGTTTTAGAAAAAGCATTTGCTGATTCAAAAGCTCCATTATATAATATTAGTAATGAAGATCCTTATTTAAATGAGGAAATGGGTGTAGAATATTACCCAACAGTTTTAGAAATTAAAAACGGAAAAGTTATAAAAAAATATACAGGTTTTAGTAAATTAATTAATGAATACGAAAATTTTATTTAATGAACAACAAATTCAAGATGCTGTAAAAACAGTTGCTTTTGAGCTAAACACAACCACCGAATATTGGGGCGAGAATAATGTGTTTGTAGGTGTATTAACCGGTGGTTTTATGTTTTATACTGATTTAGTTAAACAAATTAGTTTTCCTATTGAATGTGATTTTGTTAGAACTAAATCTTATGTTACTAACCAAGCACAAGTTAAACCCGTTGTAACTAAAGACATCGAATTAGATGTTGAGGAAAAAAATATATTCCTGATCGATGATATACTAGACTCAGGAAATACTATGAAATTTTTATTGAATCATTTTTTAGCTAAAAAACCTTTAAGTATAAACATTGTAACTTTGTTTACAAGAGAGGGTATTAAGTTTGAAAATAGATTTGGAAAACTATATTCTTCTTTGTATATTGAGGATAATAATTGGTTATGTGGATATGGGATGGACGATAATGGTTTATATCGTAACACACCCTACGTTTTTGTAAAATAAGTTAATATGGTAGAAGATAATAAAAAAACATTTACACTCGATTTAGAGTGTGTAAAAACTGGTTATGCAAATGGTATCGCTCCTGGTTTTCCATTTACCGAAAAAGAAAAATGGTCAATGGTAGATGAGGCTGCTGAAGCGTATGGCAAATTCCTAGATGCTTTAGGATGCGATTGGAAAAATGACCCAAACAGTTCAGATACACCTCGTCGTGTAGCTAAAGCTTATGTATTTGATTTGTGGAAAGGTCGTTACGAGGCTATGAGTGAAATTACCTCATTTCCAAGTGATGGATATGATGGTATTGTTATTGAACGTAACATTCCACTTACTTCAATGTGTTCTCATCACCACCAAACAATTGGAGGTGTAGTTCATGTTGGTTACATTGTAGGTGAAAATGGCTCAGTAATTGGTTTATCTAAATTAAATCGTATTATAGAACATTTTGGACGTAGAGGTGCTATTCAAGAACAATTAACATCCGCTATCCATCAGGCAGTAGATAAAATTTGTGAACATAACAGAGGTGTTATTGTAACTATAGTTGCAACCCACAACTGTGTTTCTTGTAGGGGTGTAAAACATCAAGGAGCATCTATGGTTACTACCAAAGCATCAGGTGTGTTTATGGATAACGAAAACCAAGCACGCAAAGAATTCTTTGACAGCTTAAAAATTAACAACGGAGGACACAGGATATGATTTTAAATGCTGAACAATTATTAGAGCAGGGTTTACTTAATTTAGATAATGCTAAAGGAAAACCAGCACAAGTTGGATATGATCTATCTGTTAAAGAAATTAATAAGGTAGGAGGCTCAATTGGTAAAGTTTTAGTTGACAAAACCGAACTTAATACTCATACTCCTGTTGAAAAATCAAATATGGATTGGAGAGATGGTTGGTTGTTATATGCTGGTGTTTATGATGTAATTATGAATGAGGGATGTAATATCCCATCAAACCGAGTTGCTTTAATTCGCCAACGTTCATCTTTAATGAGAAACGGTGCTATTATTACATCAAGTATCTTTGATCCCGGATTCGTAACACCTAATATTGGTACTTACATGGTTGTGCTTGAAACTATATTCATTGAACAAGATGCTCGAGTAGCACAAGTGTATTTCCATGAATGTGAACCTGTAGCATCAGAACAGCTATATAACGGCCAGTGGCAAAACGATAAACAAAGGAAATAATGTACCAATCCGTCTATTACGACCGAGGAGAAAAACAATATTATTTACGAGATGATAAAATGGGGTGGAAATCTTTTAAGTACCACCCCACTTATTACTTTGCTGATCCAGATGGTGAATACGAAACACTAGAGGGTACTCGTGTATCACCAACTAAAAAAGCAGATTGGAGTGATAATGGATTGTATGAAAAGGATGTTAGTAAAGAAACTAGATTACTAGTGGACATGTATTATGAAACGGATGATACACCCTCATTTCATAATATTGTTTATCTAGATATTGAGTGTGTTATTGCGGGAGCATTAACACCTGAAAACATTAAAAACCCTAAAGGTGAAATAACAGCTATTGCTTTATATGATAATAATTCTCAAAAATACTTTTGTTTTATCTTAGATAAAGAAAGTAAAATGGACGAGATTAATAACGATAAAAAGCAAATTATTCCCTTTATATCTGAAAAAGAATTATTACACGGCTTTCTTGATAAATGGATTGAATTAGACCCTACCATTATTACAGGATGGAATAGTGGATTCTTCGATATACCTTACTTGTATTATAGAATATGTAAAGTATTAGGAGAGGATACAGCTAACTACCTATCTCCACTAGGAAAAATAACATTTACACCCCAATTTCCCGAACAACCCGTTAACTTAGCAGGTATTAATCACCTTGACTATATGTTATTGTTTAAAAAATACATTACCAAACAAGAGCCGTCTTATAAATTAGGGGAAATAGGTAGAAAATATGCTGAGTTAGAAAAAATAGAATATCAAGGTTCACTTGATAAATTATTTAACGAAGATATAGATAAATTTATTGAATACAACATTCGAGACGTTGAAATTATAGTTGAATTAGAAAAACAACTTAAATTTGTTGAATTAACAGTTACAATTTGTCACCTTTGCCATACAGAATATGAGCAGATTTATTATTCAACAATGCTGAATGAAGGTGCTATTTTAACATACCTAAAACGTAAAGGTATAGTCTCACCAAATAAACCAACTACTTATAACCCCGCATTAAAAGATATTAGTGTTAAAAATGCTGAGGACCTATATAAGAAAAAAGAAATTACTAAAGAGGAATACGATGATATTGTATCTTTAGCCGAGTATGCTGGTGGTTATTTAAAAGACCCAATACCGGGTTTATATGAATGGATTATTGACCTAGATTTTACATCACTATATCCATCTATTATTCGCTCATTAAACATGGGTATTGAAACTTTAGTTGGCCGAGTTGTCCACAATGGTAAATTTGACAACCAATGGTCATTAAAGGAATTAAAGCAGATGGATCCTGAACGAGTGGTTAATATTGAAAAAATTAAAAAAGATAGAACAATAGCATTATCACAAATCAAAATAAAAGATCTAATTAATATTATTGAAAACAATAACCTAGTCATATCAGCACCCGGAGTAATGTTCCGTAAAGACAAATCAAGTGTTGTATGTGAAATTTTATCTGACTGGTTTGCTAAACGTCAAGAATATAAAAAGTTGATGAAAAAAGCATATAAGGAAGATAATGACCCGGTTATGGGATCCTTTTATGATAGGCGCCAACACGCGTATAAAATTAAATTAAATGACGTTTATGGTGTATTTGCTATTAATGGTTGGAGATACACAGATGGCAATAAATTTATTAGTAAAGCAATTACTTTAACAGGTCAACGCTTGTTACAAGAAAGTATTACTAATATGAATAACTATTTAAATAATGAATTAGATAACGAAACACTAGTAGATTATATTGTTACAAGTGATACAGACTCACTTTTTATCCAGTGTAAAGACTTATTAAAAGCAAGACATCCGGATATTGATTTTACTAATCAAGAGGATGTAATTAAAAAAATATTAGTAATTGCTACTGAATTACAAGCAATGGCAAATAAGTTTATAGGTGAATTTGCTAGAGATGCCTTTAATTTAGGAGATGATACACAACACTATTTTGAATTAAAACAAGAGGTTGTATTAGATAGAGGTTATTTTGCTGGTAAACGTAGATATGCTCAACACATTGTTAATAAAGAAGGTGTTCCAACAGACGAACTAGATGTTAAGGGGTTAGATTTGATGAAATCAAATTTCCCTCCATTATTTAAAAAGTTTGGTGAACACATTATTAATGAGATTATGTTTGGTAAATCTAAGCCAAGTATTGACTCTCAAGTACTTGATTTTAGAGAATCATTACAAACTATTGAGTGGACAAAAATCTTAAAACCTACTGGATTAAAGCAATTAAAAGAGTATACTGAGCGAGGTCCTAGAGCGGGTGAAATATTCTCTAAATTAAAATTAAAATGTCCTATTAACACTAAAGCAGCTATATTTTACAATGATTTCCTTCGCTTTAAAAAACTAGACAAAACCAATTCATTATTTCAGGTAGGAGATAAAATGTTTCTTGCTTATTTAAAGAACAATCCATACAAAATTGATGTTATTGGCTTTAATGGTTACGATGATCCTCCAGAAATAATTGAATTTATTAATACCTATATAGACAGAGATGGAATCTTTGATGGCGTTATGAAAAATAAATTAGAAACATTATATAAAGACATTGGTTGGGGACAACCCATATTTAATCGTAATGTACACAGATTTTTTAAATTTGGATAATTAAAATTTTATTCGTATATTATAGACATGATAGATAAAAAACTACTTTCCTCTATTATTGATAAGTATTATTTAAAAGGACTGTGTGACTCGGTTATTTGGAAAATTAAAGATAACAATTTAGTTATTGATTTTATTACTAAAAATAGTGATATGGTTGGAAACATTAAGGCTGTTGATTTCCCACTTAAAGACACTGAATTAGCCATTTATGATACTTCTTTATTAGATAGACAACTCCAAATTACCTCAGGCAATATTAATTTAGATGTTATAAGTAAAGGAAAAGTTAACACTAAATTAGTTTTATCTGATGCCCAATTCAATATACAATTTTCACTTGCTGATGCCTCATTAATTCCCGAAGTTGGTAAGGTAACAGAACCTGAAGTATATCAAGTTGTAGCTGATTTAGATTTTGAGGCAATTAGCGCTATGATTAGAGCCAAAAACGCACTTCCTAAAATTAATACTGTTATATTTAACCTGGATAAAAATTTAGACGGTGGGCATAATTTAGTGGTGAATTTCGGCGATATAAACGATTATTCCAACAGAATCTCGTACGACATAAACTCCGTTGAAGTTCAAGGGATAATCGATTTAAACGCAATTTTTAATTCTGACCTATTAAAAGAAGTATTGGATGCTAATAAGGGAGCTAGCAGCGCTCGTATGAGTATTTTTGATAAAGGATTAATTAAGTTAGAATTTATTGACGAAACAGTTTCTAGCCTTTACTACCTAGTATGTAAGGAAAAATAAGTAGTTATATTTATTGGAGATTTAAAATAAAGTTTGTATATTTAATAAGATTATGATAAAAGCAGTTTTTGATAACGTGGTAATTAAACCACACACAGAAGAAGAAACCATGTACGGTAACATTATTGTACCCGACATTGGTAAAGACAGAAGTTTAATGGGCACTATTGTATCAGTTGGACCAGGTAGCTGGACAATTTCAGGCACTTTAGTTCCAACTACATTAAAAGAAGGACAAAAAGTAATTGTTCCACCTATGGGTCCTACTAAAACCGAATATGAGGGACAAGAATATTATGTTTGTAGTGAAAAATTAGTTTTAGCAATTATAGATTAATATGAGCAAAGTTATAGAGTTTGGCCCAGAGGCCCGAAGAAAATTAGCTAACGGCATTGATAAGTTAGCAAACGCAGTTACAGCAACTTTAGGTCCTAATGGACGAAATGTTGTTATTTCAAAAGCAAATGAATACCCCCAATCTACTAAAGATGGTGTTACTGTAGCAAAATCAATTTCATTAGAGGACCCAATTGAAGAATTAGGTGTTCAGATGGTTAAACAAGCCGCTATTAAAACCGCAGACAATGCAGGTGATGGTACAACCACATCTACATTGTTAGCTCAAGAAATGGTTAAAGCTGGTTTAACACATTTAAATAATGGAATGAATGCTGTAGAAATTAAAAGAGGTATTGATAAAGCTGTTAAAGAAGTAATTGAGCACCTTCAAACCGAAATTTCTGAGGAAATCTCATCTGAAGAACAATTAACTCAAATCGCAACTATCTCAGCAAATAATGATCCGGAAGTTGGGGCTTTAATTGCCACCGCAATGGAAAAAGTAGGTCGTGATGGAGTTGTTACAATTGAGGAATCTCGTACCGGTGAAACATACCTTGAAACAGTAGAAGGTATGCAGTTTGATCGTGGATTTAAATCTCCATACTTTGTTACTAATAACAGTACTATGCAGTCTGTTTTAGAACGCCCTAGAGTATTAATTTATGAGAAAAAATTAACTCAAGTAAAAGAATTATTACCTTTACTTGAAAACATGTCTAATCAAAATCGTCCTTTGTTAATTATTGCTGAAGATATTGATGGTGAGGCATTAGCTACTCTTATTGTAAACAAAATGAGAGGCCTATTAAAAGTATGTGCTGTTAAAGCCCCTGACTTTGGTGATCGTAGATCATTAATTATGGAAGACATTGCTACCTTAACTGGTGGAACTGTTGTTTCTCCTGATCGTGGTATGAAACTTGATAAATTTAATCTAGATTGGTTAGGTGAGTGTCGTTTAGCCACTATTGGTAAAGAAGAAACTACCTTAGTTGATGGTGGTGGGGGTGAAGAAAAAATTAAAGCACGAGTTGAAGACCTTCAACACCAAATCGAACACGCTAAATCAGCATTTGAAGTTGAAAAACTACAAGAACGTTTAGCTAAAATGGTAGGTGGAGTTGCTATTGTTTATGTAGGTGGAAATACTGAAACCGAAATGAGAGAAAAGAAAGACCGTGTTGAAGATGCTCTCCATGCAACTAAAGCAGCAATTGAGGAAGGTATTGTACCTGGTGGTGGAATGGCTTTATTGCACGCTCGAAATGGTATTAAAGATTTTAACAACATTGGAAGTAAAATTGTATATGAAGTATGTTCAAGTCCATTTAAGAAAATTTTATCTAATGCCGGATACGTACAAGAAGATATTTACAATGCTTTATCTGGAGCTACAGGTGGTGACTATTGGTATGGATTTAATCTTAAAACGGATGATTTTGATGACATGAAAACAATTGGTGTAATCGATCCTACTAAAGTAACTCGTACTGCACTTCAAAACGCTGCTTCAGTAGCAGGAACTATTCTATTAACTGAGGCTGTTGTAGTTGATAAATTAGAAGACAATAAAGATGATGCTAGTTTAGGCGGAATGCCTGAAATGTATTAAAATGAGAGATGCTGTAGGACTAATAGGGAATACACTAATAATTGAGGATATAACTTATGTTATAACTAATGTATATATTGTTCCTGATTCGGGAAGTTTATATATTACATTAAATAATAAAGGTGTATCTGTAAATCATCCATTGGATTTCCTATTACCCTACATTATTAAACAAATAAAGTTATGAAACAAGAAAAAAATATTGAACTCGCTAATCGTGTTGCCCCTGGAGACAGGTGGGATATAAATGGTATAATTTATAATTCATTAACCGAAGCATTAAACGCTTATTACGTTTCATGTGTTACAAAACCTCAAGCTTTTAGACTTGAACCTTTAAAAGGAAAATTGTATGTTATTATAGAAGAAAATTCTGAGGTAAAACCTAAAACATATAACATTTACGGGGAAGATGAATAAACGAGAACATACTTTATTAGTTGAAAAATATCGTCCAAGTGAATTAGCTAACTATGTTGGTAATGAAAGTGTTAAAGCAATCATTCAGCAATACCTAGACCAAAACGATATCCAAAACTTTATCTTCTATGGCCCTGCAGGTACAGGTAAAACTACACTAGCTAAACTTATTGTATCTAAAATTGATTGTGACTATCTATATATCAATGCTAGTGATGAAAGAGGTATTGATACAATTAGAGATAAAGTACAATCATTTGCCAGTACAGCCTCATTTAAACCACTTAAAGTAATTATATTAGATGAGGCTGATTTTTTAACAATTCAAGCACAAGCATCCTTAAGAAATATAATTGAAACGTTTTCACGTACTACAAGATTTATTTTAACTTGTAATTATGTTGAACGTATTATTGATCCCCTCCAATCACGATGTCATGTTTTAAAAATTATACCTCCTAGCAAATCAGATTCCGCTCGTCACGTTGCCTCGGTTTTAGATAGTGAAGGAATTAACTATGACATTAAGGATCTAGTTGTTATTATTAACAAATATTATCCTGATTTACGTAAAACACTTAATGTATGTCAATCATCTACTATTGATAATACATTAAAACTTGATTCTACATTATTAGTATCTAATACTTATCAAAGTCAAGTACTTAATATTTTAAAGAAGCCTACCCAAACATCATTTACCCAAATTAGACAAATAATTGCCAACTCAGGAGTAAATGATTATGATGATTTATTTAGATTTTTATTTGAAGAAATAAATGAGTATGCTAGTGGTAGAGAAGGTGAAATAATTATTACTTTATCCGAAATGCAATATCAAGCAGGATTTAGGGTAGATAAAGAAATTAATATAATGTCCTGTATCTCCCAAATCCTATCAGTTATTTCTAAAAAACAAGTGATATGATATTACCAAAAATGTTTAATAAAGATGGGGTTTTATATGTTCCTTTTCGTAAATTAACATTTAAAAAGGAAGATAAAGAAATGATTGATGCTTTAAAAGACATGTGGATGTGTGATACTGTATTAAAAGATAATAATGATTTTTACTTTTGTCGAAAAGTAGATGATATTGAATTTGAACCTATAAATAAATAAAAAATGAAACAACCCGAATTAAAAATGAATTTTGACTTGAAAGCCACAACCGGATTACACACTGCAAGTGGTTCTCCAGTATGGCAAGAAGGAGTTATTTTACGTAAAGTAAGCAAATTTATTGCTGGAACTCCTGATGATGCTATTGTTCCTATCCCTGTATTTTTTGACCCACAAACAGGAAAAATGCTAGAGGGAATGGTACCTAAAGACCTACGTGAGGAATATGCCGATCACATTATTTAATTGGCTAGATAACATTACCATAGGAAAACAGGATTGGGACTCTTTTGAAGAAAATGATAAAGAGTCCTTTAATCCTTACATAATTCATAGATTTGTTTCTATGTATGAACCGTATGTTGATTTAGTTAATATAGTACAAAAAATCCCATATACCGAAAAGAAAAAAATTTATTTGCTGTATAAAAGTATGTTGCCGAAAAAGAAAATATTTTTTAAGTATGTAAAAAGTAATTACACAAGTCCTAATGATGAATTAGTAGCTAGACTTGCTGATTATTTTTCATGTTCCTTAGGTGAAGCCGAAGAGTACTCAACCCTATTAGATAAAACAGGGATTGAAAGTATTTTAAGTGGAATGGGAATTAATGAAAAAGAAATCAAAAAGCTAGTTAAAGAATTAAAGTAATGGCTAAAAAGTTACCTAAAATACTCAAGGAGATAAAAAAACACACTCCTAAGGTCATTGACTACTCAGAAAATAATTCGGTATCGTATAGCCAATTTTCAATGTATAAGACTTGCCATTATAAATGGGCACTTACTTATAAAGATAAGAATAAAACATACAAACCTTCTATCCATACTGTATTTGGTAAGGCATTTCATGAAACGGTTCAAGACTGGTTAAAAGTCATGTACGAAGTAGCAGGAACGGTTGCTGATAAAATAGATTTAAATGATAAACTATATGAGGGATTAATATTTCACTACTCAGATGAAAAAAAGGCTAATGACGATAAACATTTTGCTACATCAGAGGAATTAAATGAGTTTTATGAGGATGGCGTTGCTATTTTAGAATATGTTAAAAAGAATAGATCCTCATATTTTAGTAAACGAGGATGGCATTTAGTGGGAATTGAACTTCCTCTTGTAATTACCCCACACCCTGAATACCCTTCAGTACTGTATAAAGGGTTTCTTGATTTTGTTTTATATGATGAAAAGTATGATAGTTTTTATATTTTTGATATTAAAACAAGTACAGGTGGATGGAATGACTATGCTAAAAAAGATGAAATAAAACAATTTCAACTTATATTATATAAACAATTTTTTGCTCAAGAATTTAATATTGATGTTGAAAAAATAAACATTCAATATTTTATTGTAAGACGAAAAATAAATGAAAATGCTTTATTTCCCCCTAAGCGAGTACAAGAATTTATTCCTGCTTCAGGTAAAAATAAAATGACTAAAGCATTAAGTGAAATGAAATTATTTATTGAGGATTGTTTTGAAAAAGATGGCAAAATACAACAAAAAATATACCCTAAAAACCCGGGACGACATTGTTCTTTTTGCCCATTTAATGAAACTTCTTTGTGTGATAAGTTAATGGAATAAGACTAATTATATATTTATATACAAATATAACGTTATGGAAAAAGATTTATCATTAACCTCAGTAAAAATTAAAACAGAATTATTTGAGTCTTTCAAAATTGAATGTGTAAAAAGAAAATTTACTTTAAACAAACTTGTTAATCGTGCAGTTTATTTGTATATTAACGACGATGAATTTAGAAAACAATTACACAATCAAACTACAGTAGGAAAGTAATTTATTAAAAAAACAGTTATGCCAAATAAAGAATTAGTGGATAAATACTATATCCCAAAAGACCAACGTAAAAAAATCATGATCATGTGTGATGACATTCGAGTTCATTCGGGTGTAGCTCACGTAGGTCGTGAAATCGTAATTAACACTTGTCACCGCTACAATTGGGTGAATGTTGGTGGAGCTATTAACCATCCTGAAGCTGGTCAAAAATTTGACATTAGCGTTGATACGGGTAATCAAATTGGTATTAATGATGCTAGCGTGTTTTTATATCCAATTGACGGGTATGGAAATCCCGACTTGCTAAGACAATTAATTCAGATTGAAAAACCAGATGCTATTTTCTTAATTACTGACCCTCGCTATTGGGCTTGGTTATTCCAGATTGAAAATGAAATCCGCAAAACAACCCCTATTATTTATTTAAACATTTGGGATGACTACCCAGCACCATTGTACAATGAGGTTTTTTATGAGTCTTGTGATGCATTGTTAGGTATTTCAAAACAAACAGTAAACATTAATAAATTGGTTTTGGGTGATAAAGCTAAAAACAAAGTTATTGATTATGTTCCTCACGGTGTAAACCAAAACACTTTTAGGCCTTTAACTAATGAGGAATTTAAATCTAAAGAATTTTTAGACTTTAAAAAACAATTATTTAAGGGAACAGACTATAATTTTGTTTTATTTTTTAACTCAAGAAACATCAGACGCAAACAGATTCCAGACACTATCTTAGCGTTTAGGCATTTTGTAGATAGATTATCTAAAGAACAAGCTAAAAAATGTTGTTTAATATTACACACTCAACGAGTAGATGATAATGGCACTGATTTAAATGCTGTAGTTGAATTACTATGTCCTGAGGATTATTGTAATGTCATATTCACTGACGGCCCTACAGGTAGTCAACAATTAAATTGGATGTATAATATTGCAGATGCTCAAATTTTATTAACCTCTAATGAAGGTTGGGGATTAAGTTTAACTGAAGCTATGTTAGCAGGTAAACCTATTATTGCTAACGTAACGGGAGGAATGCAAGACCAAATGCGCTTTGTTAAAGATGGTAAATGGATGGACTTTGATGAGAATTTCCCCTCAAACCATAGAGGTACTTACAAAGAACATGGCGAGTGGGCCTTTCCAGTATACCCAACATCCCGCTCATTAGTTGGATCAGTACCAACACCTTATATTTTTGATGATAGGTGTGAAGCCGAAGATGCTACTGACCAGATTGAGGCTATTTACAATTTAAGTCTTGAAGAAAGACAAAGACGGGGATTAGCAGGTCGTGAATGGGCTATAAGTGATGAAGGCGGATTAAGTGCTGAAAAAATGGGTGAACGAGTTATTAACAGTGTTGATAAGTTATTTAACACCTGGACCCCTAGAGAAAAATACGAGCTAATTTTAGCTGGTGAGAAAAAGAAAAAACAAGTTGTACATAAATTAATATATTAATGAAACCGTTATTCGTAATAAGTTGCCCGATCGACACATACTCAGGGTATGGTTCACGTTCTCGTGATTTAGTTAAATCAATTATTGAATTAGATAAATATGAGGTGAAAATTATGCCCCAACGTTGGGGTAATACACCCTGGAATTTTATTGAAGATCATGTTGAATGGTTATTTTTAAAGCAGTACATGTTAACTACACCTCAATTACCTAAACAACCCGAAATTTGGGCTCAAGTAACTGTACCTAATGAATTTCAACCAATTGGAAAATATAATATTGGTTTTACCGCAGGTATTGAAACTACTGTTTGTGCTCCAGAATGGATTGATGGAGTTAATAGAATGGATATTACTTTGGTTTCATCTAATCATGCAAAGCAGGTATTTGAAAATACTACTTTTGAACAGAAGGATCAACAATCTAATCAAGTAGTTCGTATTATTAAATTAGAAAAGCCCGTTGAGGTATTATTTGAAGGAGCAGATATTGAAAAATATTATCCATTAGAAACATCTAAAGTTAAAGATATTGATTTAAGTTCAATTAAAGAAGATTTTGCTTATTTGTTTTTAGGACATTGGTTGCAAGGTGATGTAGGTGAGGATAGAAAGAATGTTGGTTTATTAGTTAAAGCCTTCTATGAAACCTTTAAAAATAAAATGAAAAAACCAGCATTGATTCTTAAAACATCAGGAGCTGGAGCATCATACATGGATCGAGAAGATATTTTAAATAAAATTGCCCAAATCAGAGCTAGCGTTAATAGTGTAAACATACCTAATGTTTATTTACTGCACGGTGATTTTAGTGATAGTGAAATTAGCCAATTATATAGTCACCCTAAAGTAAAAGCAATGGTTAATTTAACCAAGGGTGAAGGTTTTGGTCGTCCATTACTTGAATTTTCATTAGTTAAAAAACCTATTATTACTACAGCTTGGTCAGGACATACTGATTATCTTAATGGTGAGTTTGTATCTTTGATTCCGGGCCAATTAACTAATGTGCACCCAACTGCTGTGGTGCCAAATATGATTTTAGCTGAATCACAATGGTTTTCTCCCGACACAGGAACGATAGGACATTATTTAAAAGATGTGTTTGAAAACTATAAAAACTACACTGATGGAGCTAAGCGTCAAGCCTTCCGTTCTAAAACAGAATTTTCGTTTGATAAAATGAAAGAAAAACTAGGTGAAATGTTAGACAAAAATGTTCCTAATTTCCCAGCTCAAGTTCAAATTAAACTACCTCAATTAAAGAAACTATAATGAAAGATTTAATAACAATTATTTTAAACTTTAAATACCTTCTTAAACGTACCCGGAGAGAGGTACAGAAACTAACCCACGAAAGACTTCTGGGCAAGTATATGAATAATTATGTATCTAAAACTAACGTAATAGAAAGAAAAGCATCATTAGAAGCTTTAGAAAATTATAAAAAACACATACATGGACAATTTAACAATTTGTAAACGCTGCAGCTCGGATGCCTGCTACACTCAGGATATTACTCCTGAAATTCAGACATACTTTTGTTATGGCTGTGGTTTTCAAACTAATACCTTAATGAAAGTAGATAGTGATTTTCTTCAAGAACAATTAGCTGTCCTTCCTGACTTATATAAAGCACTTATGGGCGAGGAAGAGGAAACAGGTATTGTTTGGATGCCCTCAGTAGTAAACATTCCTAATCAAGGAATGGTATTTGCTGATGGTGTTTCAGAACACGATTGGAAATGGGCTGCGGTTAAAGCCGTACCTGTTAAAGAAGAAGAAAAAACTAAATATCCACTTCCCGGTAAAAAGGGAGAATATTATGAGTATAGAATGGATATGAGTACTATAAAACATTTTGAAGAAGGTGATTTTATGGAATGTCTTTCGTATATTGAGGTATTACCATAATAACATGAAAATCAGTTACGCCATTACAGTCTGTGATGAATTAGAGGAGATTAAACGTTTAGTTGAGTTCCTTACTTCCAACAAACACAAAGAAGATGAGATAGTAATCTTATTCGATCAGAGCAAAGGTACTCAAGAAGTAATAACTTACCTAGATACAATTAAAACAGAAGGATGTTTAGTAAGTAATCGCTTTGAAGGACATTTTGCCAATTGGAAGAACTTATTAACATCACACTGTATTGGCGATTTCATATTTCAGATCGATGCTGATGAATATCTACCTGCAGAATTTATCGACCTCCTTCATCAAATACTAGAAGCTAATCCTGAAGTTGATCTATACTATGTTCCTCGGATTAATACCGTAAGTGGTCTCACCGAAGAGCATATACAGAAGTGGGGTTGGAAAGTAGAGAACGGAAGAGTGAACTATCCTGATTACCAGGGTAGGATCTACAGAAACAGCTCAGAAATTAAATGGGAGAATAAAGTTCACGAAAAGATCGTTGGGTTTAAACAATATACTGCTTTACCTGAGGTAGATGCTTTATCTTTAATTCACCCTAAGACAATCGAAAGACAAGAAAGACAAAACTCTTACTACGAAACATTATGAAAATAGCATTTCACAGTAATCAATTAGGTATTAGAGGTACTGAGG